CGACAAGATCAGCAGGCTTAACGCCGTGGCTGATATCTTTGCTTCGGGCAGGGTGTGGGCTCCCAACACGAGTTGGGCAGAAGAAGTCATCGAAGAAGTGGCTAGTTTTCCCTCGGCGCAGCACGATGACTACACTGACACCGTGAGTATGGCTCTCGCTCGCTTCCGCAAGGGCGGTTATATCACCACTAACCTCGATGAGCCGGACGACATCCGGTACTTCAAGAGCCACCGCACGCAGGGATACTACTGATGGCTATCGACAAGGCACTTTACGAAGCTCCGTTGGGCCTGTCGTCTATAGACGACACCCCTGCTTTTGAGATCGAGATAGAGAACCCCGAGGGTGTGAATATCCGCGCCGGAGACGTGGAAATCGAGATCGAGCCCGACGAGGAAGACGATTTCGCGGCTAACCTTGCCGAGGACATGGACGAGGACGTCCTGACTACCCTTGCCTCCGACCTGCTTGGGGAGTTTGAAGACGACATCAGCGCCCGCAAAGACTGGATACAGACCTACGTTGATGGTCTGGAGCTGCTCGGCCTGAAAGTTGAGGACCGGACGGAGCCTTGGCCCGGTGCCTGCGGTGTCTACCACCCTCTGCTGAGCGAAGCGCTGGTCAAGTTCCAAGCCGAGACCATGATGGAGACATTCCCGGCGGCGGGGCCGGTCAAAACGCAGATTATCGGTGAAGAAACGCCCGAAAAGAAGGATGCGGCAGTCCGCGTCCAAGACGACATGAACTACCAGCTCACTGAGCGCATGGTGGAGTATCGCCCGGAGCATGAGCGCATGCTGTGGGGCCTTGGTTTGGCCGGTAATGCGTTCAAGAAGGTCTATTATGACCCCTCACTAGAGCGCCAAGTGTCTATTTTCGTGCCTGCGGAGGACATTGTCGTCCCCTACGGGGCCAGTTCGCTGCAAACCAGCGAGCGCGTGACGCATGTGATGCGCAAGACCGAGAACGAGGTCCTGAAGCTCCAGAAAGCGGGTTTTTACCGTGAAGTAGAGCTCGGCGAGCCCTCAGACTCCTTCGATGAGGTCGAGAAAAAGATCGCTGAGAAGATGGGCTTCCAAGCAACCTCGGACGACCGCTACAAACTACTCGAGATGCACGTCGAACTGGTACTGGACGAGGAAGAAGACGAGATCGCCCGGCCATACGTCGTTACTATCGAGAAGGGCTCGCAAACTGTGCTGGCTATCCGCCGTAACTGGCAGCCGGAAGACAAGACCAAGCAGAAGCGCAACCACTTCGTCCACTACGCCTACATCCCCGGCTTCGGTTTCTATGCCTTCGGCCTGATCCACCTGATCGGTGCCTTCGCCAAGTCCGGCACCTCCCTTATCCGCCAGCTGGTGGACGCCGGGACTCTCTCTAACCTGCCCGGTGGCTTCAAAACCAAGGGCCTGAGGGTTAAGGGGGACGACACACCTATTGGGCCTGCTGAGTGGCGGGACGTGGACGTGGCCTCCGGCACGATGCGCGATAACATCATGCCGCTCCCATATAAGGAGCCGAGCCAAGTCCTGTATCAGCTGCTCGGGACTATCGTGGAGGAAGGACGGCGCTTCGCCAGCGCTGCCGACCTGCAGGTCTCGGATATGTCGGCTCAGTCGCCTGTGGGCACCACGCTGGCTATCCTCGAGCGCAGTCTCAAGGTCATGTCTGCGGTGCAGGCGCGCATCCACTACGCGATGCGGCAAGAGTTCCGTCTGCTGCGCGACATTATCCGTGACTACACCCCGGACGAGTACAGCTACGAGCCTGAGGACGGCAAGGCATCCGCCAAGCAGTCGGACTACGACAAGGTCGAGGTCATCCCGGTCAGCGACCCTAACGCCGCTACGATGGCGCAGAAGGTCGTCCAGTACCAAGCCGTCATGCAGATGGCTCAAGGCGCTCCGCAGCTCTACGACCTGCCTTACCTGCACCGCCAGATGCTCGAGGTTCTCGGTGTCAAGAACGCGGCCAAGCTGGTGCCTATGGACGACGACCAGAAGCCGAAAGACCCTGTCTCGGAGAACATGAACATCATCAACGGTAAGCCCGTGAAAGCGTTCATTTACCAAGACCACGAGGCGCACATCACAGTGCACATGGCAGCGGCACAGGACCCGCAAATCCAGCAGATGGTTGGCCAGAGCCCCAACGCGCAGGCTGTAATGGCCGCCATGGCGGCGCATATCTCGGAGCACATCGCCTTCGCCTACCGCAAGAAGATCGAGGAAGCAGCGGGCGTGCCATACCCCGAGCCCGACGCCGAGATGGACGAGAATACGGAGGCTGATATCTCCCGACTCGCAGCGGCAGCTGCTCAAAAAGTCCTGCAGCAGAACCAACAGCAGGCCGCGCAACAACAGGCGCAGCAGCAGGCCCAAGACCCCATCGTCCAGATGCAGCAGCAAGAGCTGCAGCTCAAGGGCAAAGAGGTCGAACTAAAAGAGAAGAAGATGTTGATAGACGCTGCAGAAGCCAAGGACAAGCTGGACATCGAGCGGGAGCGCATCGCCGCACAGGAGCGCATCGCGGGTCTGCAGGTGGGTGCCAAGATCGCCACGGACAAAGCCAAGATGTCTTCGCAGCAGGAGGCCGAGGGCCTGCGCATCGGGGTCGATATCGCCCGGGAAGCCAAGCAGCAAGACAACGCCCTACGGGCGCAAGAAACCCAGCAGGCCGCTGGGCCGGAGGAGACTGAATGAACACCTCAGTAACCGCCTTCATCCGCAAGTATATTGATGAAGACATCGAGAAGCAGTCCGAAGCAGTCATTCGCGGGCAGCTTGAATACGGCGAGTATAAACGAGTCTGTGGAGTGATCTTCGGACTCAAACTCGCCAGAGACATCTTGCTAGACGTTGAGAGAAAACTGGAGAACGACGACGATGAGTGAACTATTCGTGGCCCCCGACATCAAACAGCTTGGGGAAGCCACAGTACTGCCTGAGTCTGTGGAACAGAAAGCCAAACAACTTCCTGACCCCTCGGGCTATCGACTGCTGTGCGCCCTGCCGGAAGTCGAGAAAGCGTACGATAGCGGCCTGCTTAAGGCCGACATCACGATGCACCACGAAGAACTGCTGACCACGGTGCTGTTTGTCCTGAAAGTGGGTCCAGACGCCTACAAAGACGACAAGCGGTTCCCCAGCGGCCCGTGGTGCAAGGAAGGGGACTTCGTGCTCGTTCGCCCACACGCAGGCACGCGAGTGAAAATCCATGGCCGTGAGTTCCGGATCATCAACGACGATGCTGTTGAAGGCGTTGTCGAGGACCCGCGCGGCGTATCCAGAGCCTAGGAGGCACAAATGGCGGAAGCCAACGAAGACGATTTCGAGTTTGACGTAGAGACCCCGGATATCGAGGTCGAGGACGATACCCCTCCGGAGGACCGAGGCCGGTCCCCCATGCCCAAGGAGATCGTCGATGAACTGGAAGCAGACGAGCTTGAGGACTACTCCGAGAAGGTGAAGGTCCGACTCAAGCAGCTGAAGAAGGTCTATCACGACGAGCGTAGGGAGAAGGAGCAGGTCAAGCGGGAGCACAACGAAGCCGTTGCGTTCGCTCAGCGAGCTCTGGAAGAGAACCGCCAACTCCGCAACACGCTGAACTACGGCGAGCAAACACTCGTCTCTAGCTATAAAGACGCCGCCCAGATGGAGGCGGATGCTGCTAAACGCGCCTACAAGGAAGCATACGAAGCGGGCGATAGCGATAAGCTGGTAGAAGCCAATGAAAAGCTGGCGGCGATTACTTACCGCCTCAATCAGCTCAACGGTTATCGACCTGCTTTACAAAACGAAGAACCGGCAGTATACAGTCCTCAAGCTGCCCCGGCAGCTCCGGCCCTAGACCCTAAAACCCTTGCGTGGCAAGAGCGCAACTCGTGGTGGGGTACGGACTCGGAGATGACCGCCAGCGCTCTCGGGCTTCACCAAAAGCTCGAACAACAGAACGGCAAAGACTTTGTCGGGACTGACGAATACTGGCGCACCATCGACACCACGATGAAGCGCAGGTTCCCCGAGTATTACGGGGACGAAACGAGCGGCGACAAGCCCTCGCGCAGCGGCGTAAAGCCCAGCACTGTTGTTGCTCCCGCATCACGTAGCACTTCCTCACGAAAAATCGTGCTGAAGCAGTCCCAAGTGGCTCTGGCTAAGAAGCTCGGGCTGACCAACGAGCAATATGCTCGGGAAATGATGAAACTGGAGAAGAACAATGGCTGATAGCCGCATCGCCCGTGAGCTTGAAGACCGCACCAGCACTGAGCGTCCTAAGTCTTGGCAACCGGCGGCTACGCTGCCTGAGCCGGACAAACAACCGGGGTACGACTACCGATGGGTACGCGTTTCCTCGAACGGCGCTGAAGACCCCCGGAACATCTCCGCCAAACTGCGGGAAGGATGGGAGCCGGTGCGTATCGAGGAACAGCCGAAGTTCCGCATGATGATCGACCCTAGCAGTCGCTTTAAGGACAATATCGAAGTTGCGGGCCTTCTCCTTTGTAAGGTCCCCACCGAGTTCATGGACCAGCGCCGCGCCCACTTTGAGCGCATCACGCAGAACCAGATCGAGTCGGTGGACAACAACTTCATGAGAGAAAACGACCCGAGGATGCCTCTCTTCCGAGAACGCAAAACCACGACGTCGTTTGGTAAGGGCAAATAACTTTTAGGAGCCAATGATGGCATACCCAACCGTTTCTGCCCCCTACGGCCTTAAGCCGATCAACTTGATCGGCGGCCAGCCGTTTGCGGGCTCTACTCGCGAACTCCCCATCCAGTATGGGTACAACGCTAATATCTTCTACGGCGACTTCGTGAAAATCTCTGCTGCCGGTAATACCGGCGGTGCGGGCTTTGTGAACCGCGCGGCTGTGTCCACGGGCACGACCAACAACCAAGTCACGGGCGTTTTCGTCGGTTGCTCGTTCACCAACCCGCTTACCAAGCAGGTGCAGTTCTCCCAGTACTGGCCCTCGGGCACGCTGGCGGGCGACGGCGTGGCTTACGTGGTTGACGACTACGACGCGATCTTCAAGGCCGTGGTCTGCTCGGCGACTACCGTTACCGCTTCGGGCGCTTACTCCATGGTGGGTGCGAACCTGTCGATGATCGACAACACCGGCAACACGAACACCGGTAACTCGGCCAACGCCGTGCTCGCCCCGACCGATACGCCTGTCACCACGATCCTCCCGGTTCGTTGTGTTGGCATCGTGGAAGAAACGGCCATTCCGGTTGTGGCTACGGGCAGTTCGTCCGGCACCACCATCACCCTCACGGGTTCGGGTCTCCCCCGCGCTATCCCGGTTGGTACGGACGTGGCTTACCTCGCGTCCAACGGGCAGCTGATCCGCACCGGTTCGTTCGTGGACACCGCTGCCGCTGCAGGCGCTACTTCGGTTGTGCTTAACATCGCTGCCGCCTCTGCCAACACGGCCACCCCGATCCCGTCGTCGTCCACCATCGTGTTCACCATCTACCCGGAAATTCTGGTGAAGGTTAACGCGCTGGTTCACGGCTATTCCAGCAGCACCGCTGTCTAAAGGAGCCCTAAGAAATGGCTATTTCTCGCGCACAGCTCCTTAAGGAGCTCCTCCCCGGCCTGAACGCTCTGTTTGGTCTGGAATACAGCCGCTACGGCGAAGAGCATAAGGAGATTTTCGAAACCGAAACCTCCGAGCGTTCTTTCGAAGAAGAGACCAAGCTGTCGGGCTTCTCGGCTGCTCCGGTGAAGAACGAAGGCAGCGCCATCGCGTATGACAACGCGCAGGAAGCGTGGACCGCTCGCTATAACCACGAGACCATCGCCCTTGGTTTCTCGCTGACTGAAGAAGCCGTGGAGGACAACCTCTACGACTCACTGTCGGCGCGCTACACCAAGGCTCTGGCTCGCGCTATGGCGTACACCAAGCAGACCAAGGCTGCGGCGATCCTGAACAACGGCTTTAGCGCTGCCCAAGTCGGCGGCGACGGTGTCGCTCTGTTCAGCACTGCTCACCCGCTGGTTAACGGCGACACCAACTCGAACACTCTGACCACTGCGTCGGACCTGAACGAGACGTCGCTCGAAGCCGCCGTCATCCAGATTGCTGGTTGGACGGACGAGCGTGGTCTGCTGATCGCCGCCAAGCCGAAGAAGCTGGTCATTCCGCCTGCTACGATGTTCGTTGCTACCCGCCTCCTTGAGACGGAACAGCGTGTCGGCACCGCCGATAACGACATCAACGCCCTGAAGAACAACGGTTCGATCCCGGGTGGTTACACTGTTAACCACTTCCTGACCGACACCGACGCGTGGTTCCTGACCACCGACGTTCCGAACGGCCTGAAGCACTTCGTCCGCACTCCGCTGGCGCAGTCGATGGACGGAGACTTCGACACCGGGAACGTCCGCTACAAGGCACGCGAGAGGTTCAGCTTCGGATTTTCTGATCCCTTGGGTATGTTCGGTAGTCCCGGCGCGTAGCGCAAACCCTTACCTAGTAAGGATTACAGGAAACCCCGGAGGAAACTCCGGGGTTTTTTGCATTTTAGCGCTTGACGGAGCTTCCACACGGCGTGTAGTTTGGTTGTTATCAGGTTTCACAAGGAGAGTTTCTGATGAAACAACCCGTCGTTTACAAAATCCGCAACGTCACCAACGATAAGTTCTACGTGGGTAGCACTACGGACACGCGCGAGCGCTTCCGCACTCACCGTTCCCGGCTCCGCAACAACAGGCACCACTCACCCTACCTGCAAGCGGCTTGGAACAAATACGGCGAAGACTGTTTCAAGTTCGAGGTGATCGAGATCGTCCCCGAAGGGGCGAGCCTTCAGGCCGCTGAGGATGTCTGGCTCGCAGAGCATGTTGGCCAGCGCTACTGCTACAACGTTAGCCGGTTCTCTGACGCGCCGTGGCGCGGGGTCCCCAAAGAACTACATCCTTGCTACGGGCGTGTTGTCTCCGAAGAACAGCGCGCCGCGACGTCGGCGCGGATGACAGAGTATTTTCTTACGCACTCTGGCCCCATGTTGGGGAAGAAGCACACAGCGGAGACACGCGCGCTTATGAGCGAGCGCGTAAACCGTGCCTTGGCTGAGGGGCGCGGGGGGCATTTCATCCCCACCCCCGAAACACGAAAGCTTATGTCTGCTTCCGCCATGGGTAACAGCAGCGCCAAAGGCGCGGTGCGGACGGAGGCGCAGCGGCAACGACTGTCTGACGTTAACCTCGGCAACCAGAACTTTCTCGGTAAGACCCACAGCGACGAAGCTCGCGCTAAAATCTCTGCCGCGAAGCAGGGCCTCCCCAGCCACCGAAAAGGGCAGCAGATGCCCGAAGAGTTCGGGCGCAACATCTCGGCGGGACTGAAGGAGTATTACGCTGCTAACCCGCACCCGATGCAGGGGCGCACGATGTCGGAGGAGACCAAGGCCAAGCTGTCCGCTGCGAAGAAAGGCAGGACCTACTCAGCGGAGCACCGGGAGAAAATAAGGCAAGCCCGGCTTGGCACCAAGGCTTCGGACGAAACGCGCGCGAAGCTCAGCGCGATGCGCAAGGGGAAGATTAGGTCGGAGGACCACGCCGCTGCGTATAACAAGGCGGTCGTGGAGCTAACCTCTGGTCAGGTGTTCCCGAGCCTTAAGGCAGTTAAGGAGCACTACGGCATTGCTCCGGGACAGCTCGGTGACGCTTTAAAGGACGATAAACCTTTCAAACGAGGAAAGTTCGCCGGTCTTCATTTCCGCTACGCGGCGTCTTAACCCGCTTCCCTTCCTCTCCGACTACTGCTAGCTTGCCTACACCTAGACTTAACCCGACCTACTGACTGGCTAGGCAGACCTCCCCTCAGGGACAGTAGGTTCAGATGAGGACTCGTGATGGCTTTCACGACTTTTTCCGGCCCCGTGCGCGTCGGAACGCAACGCTACGGCAGCGTTACCACCATCAACACGGGTCTTCCCGTTCTGGCTCAGTCCGCGACTGTGGCCCCCGGTGTAATTCTTCTTTCCGGCTCGGCGCAGCAGAACCTGTTCACCCTGCCCGCTGGCTCTAAAATTCTGCGGTTTAAGGTCGAGAAGACCGCCACCATCACAGGTGCGACGGCTATCGCCGCAATCTTCGGCACCGCCAGCGACGACAACGCCTACATGACCACTGCGGCTGTTGGTGTGACCACGGCGCAAGCCGTGCAAGCTACTCTTGACGCTGCGCTGGTCTCCTCGGCCACCAACAACATCGGCACGTCGGACGTCACCGTTACGGGTACGTTTACCGCTACTACGGCGGATGCGGCGGGTGGTTCGTTGATCGTCACCGTTGAGTACGTCCAGCGCGCCGAAGACGGCAGCCAAGTCCCGGTTAACCCGTAACAGGTGCTGTCATGGCTAACCCCTACGAAAAAAGCGCCACCACCGCTGTCCACAAGCATGAGCGTGCCATGCACAAGGGCAAGCCGCTTACCAAGCTGGCCAAGGGCGGCTCCGCTTCGAGTCGCGCTGACGGCTGCGCTACCAAGGGTAAGACCAAGGGGCGTTTTGTCTAATGGCCAAGTCCCCAGCATGGCAGCGCAAAGAGGGCAAAGCCCCTGCTGGGGGCCTGAATGCCAAAGGCCGCGCGTCTTACAACAAGGCTAACCCGGGTAAGCCGGGGCTTAAGGCCCCGCAGCCTGAGGGCGGCCCCCGTAAGGACTCCTTCTGTGCCCGGATGACAGGCATGAAGAAGAAGCTGACTAGTAAGAAGACAGCGAATGACCCGAACAGCCGCATCAATAAAAGTCTTAGGGCGTGGAAGTGCTGACATGGACTTGGAAGGTTTCCGCGCAGAAATGCGAGAGGCAATTCGCGAACAAGCTCTGAAGCACGACACTATGCTTGAGAGGATGGGCGAGATTACTTCGATGAAGAACGACGTTGCAGACCTCAAGCGCGACGTCCAAGGTCTGCTGGACTTGAAGAAACACGGCGTGGGGTTCATCGCGGCGATTACCTTAACCGCCGGTATCCTCATTCTCGGCCTAAAAGGGTGGGTAACGGCCCTTGTCGCTGCGGTAAAGGGGGCCTGAGATGGCTAAGATGAACGAGGTTCTCGGTGGTCTCGGCGGCCTGATCCCGATGGCTATGGAAAAAGGCGGTGGCAGCGCCATGCTCGGGCTTATCCCAGCGGCGCTGGACTACAACGCTAAAGACAAAGACAAAGACAAGAAGGCCGCTGTTGACGCTTCGATGAAGACTCCCGGCATGAAGCACGGCGGTGCCGTGAAGAAGATGGCCAAGGGCGGGTCTGTTAGTTCCGCTTCCAAACGCGCAGATGGCTGCGCTCAACGGGGTAAAACCCGTGGTAAGATGCGATAGGAGGGCATTATGGCCGAGTCGAAGAAGATGATGAAGCGTGAAGTGGCCTTCATGAAGGCCAAAGGCGCTCCTAAGGGTATGCTCAAGCATGAGCAGTCCGAGATGAAGGGTATGGCCAAGGGTAAGGGCATGGCCAAGGGCGGTTCGTTCCGCACCTCGGCTAACGGTATTGCCATGAAGGGCAAGACCAAGGGTAAGCAGGTCAAGATGGCCTACGGCGGGAAGTGCTAACATGAAGAGGCAGATTGCTTTGCTGGTTGACGCCAGTGGCGGTGCGAAGACGTCTGCCGCGCTGCCGTTCGATATCTATAACCGCCCCGAGTGCTCGCTTCAGGTGGTGGTGACGGGTACGGCCAACTACACGGTTCAGCAGACGCTGGACGACATCTTTGACCCCGCCATCACGCCGACTTGGTTCGACCACCCGGACACTAACCTTGTTGCAGCTACGACCAACAAGCAGGGCAACTACGCCTATATCCCGGCAGCGGTGCGCATCACGCTCAACAGTGGTACTGGTTCGGCTAAGCTCACGGCCATCCAAGCGGGTATTAACGGTTAGGGTTCCTAGTGGCTGGCCTGTACGACGATACACCCGGTCTAAGCGACGGCACGGGCCTCTGGCGAGGCCGTCTGGGTCTGTTCAGTGGTGCGTCTGGCCTCATCAACGGCTCGGGTGGGGCTTATATTGACCTCTACTTCAGTGCTGGCACCTACAGCGTAGCCGGTAACGGCTACTCGACCTTGACTAGCGTAGCGGGCTTCACCTTCACCCGCGCCTCCCTCGCCATGGGCTACGACGCGACGGGCAAGCTGACGTATGGGCCGAATAATCTGGCGACCCAAAGTCAGGCGATTGTCGGCGGGACCGGCGCTTGGGTAGCCAATGGCGGCTCAACGCAAACCGCCAACTTCACGACAGCCCCGGATGGAACCGCCACGGCTTCGCGGATTGTGGCGGACGGGTCAACCATCAACCAAGGCGTTTATCTGGCCGCTCTTGGCACGGTGGGCCGCACTGAGATTTTTTCTGTGTGGCTAAAGGGTGCAGTTGGGGGTGAGCAAGTCTGGATAGGCGATGCCAGTAGCCGTTACGCAATTACCCTCACGTCAAGTTGGCAAAGATATTCAAACCCCGCCCATTCCGCCGTAAGCAACAATAACATCATTTACGCCCTGAATAACGTGTCGGCGACGTTCTACGCGTGGGGCGCGCAACTCGAAGCCGTCACCTACCAGACGACCCCCAGCACCTACTACCCGACGACCAGTGCGGCCTATTACGGCCCGCGCCTCGTTTACGACCCGGTAACGCTGGCCTCGCTGGGTATCCTCGTAGAGGAAGCGCGGACTAATATAAACGTCCAGAGCAACACACTAACAAACGCGGCGTGGGCGATTTCCGCCGCTACTATTGGCGGCACGCCTATTGTCGCCCCTGATGGTAGTACCACGGCGTCAGTCATGGATGACGGTGTTACTACCGCCGAACACTTCATCACGATTGCATCGCCGCCCGCTACAACAGCGTCAACGAACTACACCTACAGCATTTTTGTTAAAAACGGCACCCGCCGATACGTCGGCCTGTCGCTTGGGCGGCTGGGGTCTAGCGGGGTGTATGTTGCGGCCAAGTTTGACTTGGTGGCCGGAACCTATGTGACCACCACGGCGGGCGGCGGCACGTTGGCAAGTGCGGACATCCGGGCGGTTGGCAACGACTGGTGGCGCATATCTGTTTGCGGCCAGCTTGGGGCGGTGACTGACCTCTACGGCATTTTCTGGATGGGCAACGACGCCACTACGTTTGGCGGATCGCGCGGTCGGCAGTCATACACGGGGACAAGCGCCACGGTTTACCCGTGGGGCGCCCAGCTCGAAGCCGGAACCGGAGCATCCTCCCCCATACCAACCACAACGGCGGCGGTGACGCGGGCGGCGGATGTTGCGGCAGTCACGGGGCTTTCCGTCCCCAACCCGCACTCCATGGCCGCCGAATGGACGCCGGGCTTCGACAACGGGTCGAGCTTCCGCCGCGCGGCCTCTCTTACTAACGCGGGGTTTTCGGCAACGGACGACATTTATCAGCGTTTCACCAACAACTTCGTTCGGATGTTCAGCTCGGACATGGACCTAACGCTGGGCACGGGCAACGCGACCACGGGCAACAAGGCGTCGGCGCGGTTCGAACTGAACAACAGCGCGGGCTCGCTGAACGGCGGGGCTATAGCGTCCGACACGTCGTCGACACCCGCCACGCCCATTGACCGCCTCTATGTCGGGGCGACGAGCTCCAGCAACTGGATGAACGGCACAATCTCCCGCATTCGCATCTACAACCGCGCCCTGACCGACGCCCAACTGCAAAACCTCACGCAATCACTGCTTCTTCAGGAGGACGGATATAGTATCCTCCAAGAAGACAACTCCTATATCTGGCTGGAGTAGCCACCGATGCCCGACAGCAAAATCTCCGCGCTTCCTAGCGCCACGGTGCCCCTCGCAGGCACTGAAGTCTTGCCCATCGTCCAGAGCAGCGTAACCGACAAGGTCACGGCTGCAGACCTGCTGAGACAAAACGGCCAGACGGTAACGACGTCCAACCCTGTCCTGAGCTTGGCTCAGACGTGGAACGCAGGTGGCGTGACGTTTACGGGCCTTCTGTTCAACGCGACGGACACGGCGTCGGCTACGGCGTCAAACCTACTGGAGTTGCAGCTTGGTGGCGTGACGCGGCTTCAAACACGTAAAGACGGGGTGCTGCTTACCCTTGGTGGTTTCCGCACCATCAACGCCGAAGTATCTATCAGCACCAACGCCCAACTCGCCAACAACGGCGCGTTCTCTTGGTCGTCTACGTCCTCGGCTAACAACGCGGGCGACACTTTTATCGTCCGAGACGCAGCCAACACCGTCGCCCTGCGCAACGGTGCCAACGCTCAGACTTTCAACATCTACCGCTCCTACACCGACGCCTCGAACTACTCTCGTCTGCGCATGTTTCTTTCGGGGTCAACGTGGAACCTCACCGCAGAAGCATTGGGTACGGGGAGCGCATCGGCGCTGTCGATACAGAGCGGCGGAAACCTTTCGTTTGCTTCGGCGGGTACGACCGAGCAGTGGCGAATAAACTCGGGTAACTTTATCGCGCTGGCAGACAACGCCTACGACATCGGAGCCTCAGGCGCGACCCGGCCTAGGAACATTTACACGGGGACTCAGTTTATTGCGCCAGACGGTGATCTGACCACTCCCGGCTTTGTGTTTGCCGGTAGCACCGCGACGGGTTTTTATCGCGACGCTGGTGGAGGCCGCATTCGTGTTGCTGTCGGCGGGAACTATGCGCTCAACTTTGCTAACGGGCAGATTGGCCTCCCTAGCGACACCGCCGCCATCCAACTGGGCGCTTCGGCAGACACCATCCTAACCCGAGACGCAGCCAACACCCTCGCCCAACGCAACGGGACGAACGCTCAGTCCTTCAAGGTCTACAACACCTATACGGACGCTTCGAACTACGAGCGGTTTGCGATCAATGCGCAGTCTGGGGCTGATGTTCGTCTCCAGACGGAGAAAGCCGGAACTGGAACAGTTAGGTCGATTGTTTTTGGCACCAACGCAAGCGGGCGCTGGTATATCGACGGCGCTAGCGGCCACTTCCTCGCCGCCACAGACGCGACCTATGATATTGGTCAATCCGGGGCTACCCGCCCCAGAAACATCTACGCGTCCAATGCCTTCGTCGCGGGCGGTGGTATCGACGCGATTAGCCGTATGTACATCTACACCGGTACGGCTATCCCAGCCGGGGGCACCACAGGTGCGGGCTATCGCATGTCCTCCACCGCCGACTTCGGCGTCTTCTTCGGCTCCGGCGCTCCCACGCTCAGCGCTGCCAAGGGCAGTCTCTATCTTCGCTCTGACGGCTCTGGCACCGGGGACCGAATGTACGTCAACACCAACGGCTCCACGACGTGGACCGCCGTGACCACGGCGGCTTAAGGAGAAACAAAATGGCCGACATCACCTACAGCTACTCGATCAACTCCATGTCCTGCTACCCCCTCTACGACACCGAGAACGACGTCGTTTTCCAAGTGCTGTGGACCCTCACCGGGACCAACGGTGTTCAGACCTCAACCTATTCAGGCCCCACGATCCTGCCCGCTCCGCAAGGCGACGACTTCACCCCCTATGCTGATCTTACGGAACCCCAAGTCATCGGCTGGGTAGAGAGCGGCACGGACCCGGACTACCTCGCCAACGCGCACCAGTGGATCGCGGACGACATCGCTGCTAAAGAAAACCCGCCCGTGGTCACTCCTCCCTTGCCGTGGGCTCCTGAAGAAACCCCGGTCGAAACCCCGGTCGAAGCCGAAGCCGAAACCCCGGTCGAAGCCCCGGTCGAAGCCGAAGCCGAAACCCCGGTCGAAGCCGAAGCCGAAACCCCGGTCGAAGCCGAAGCCGAAGCCGAAGCCGAAGCCGAAGCCGAAGCCGAACCTGAAACCCCAGAAGAAGAGCAAGCCTAATGTTTCAACTGAACCTTACGCCTGAGCAAATGCAGGTCCTCGCGGGCCTGCTGGACGCCGCTATCAAGACTGTCGGTGTGCGGGCTATGGAAGACGACGTGGTTGACCTGTTCCGCGCCATTAAAAGCGCGACCCCTCCGGCCTCGCCGGAAGGCACAGAAGACTAAGGACCAACAAGATGCGCGCCAGTCGGGGTATGGGCGATATCCGCCCGTCGAAGATGCCGAAGCAGAAGACGATCAAGCGTACGGACAACCCGGACGACGTGGCTTCCTACGCTAAGGGCGACTGGATCAAAGGCGCTGTGAAGAAGCCCGGGGCCTTGCGCGAGCAGCTCGGAGCCAAGCCGGGAAAACCCATCCCTGCCAAGAAACTGGCTGCCGCCGCCAAGGCTCCGGGTAAACTCGGGCAACGCGCCCGACTGGCGCAGACGCTGAAGAAGATGCGGAAATAGCCCTCGTGGCGCGCCCTCCCCCCGATGCGCGGCGCGCCCAGCTAAAGAAGTATTACGAAGAGAACAAAGAGCGGGTGCTCGCGCGCGCAAGGGAGCGCTACCACGCGGTAACCAAAACCAAGCGCGCTCTGGAAACCCCGGAAGAGACGGCAGCGCGGAAAGCCAAGGCTAACGCGGCGTCCAAGAAGAGCGGTTCATGGGAGCGGCGGCGCATAAAAAGACCCCTGAGCCACCTGCTTATACGGGCTCGCAACAGAGCTACTGCTAGGGGGAGGGAGTTCAGCATCACGCTGGACGACTTATATATCCCCGAGATATGCCCCTTGCTCGGTGTGCCCCTCTCCCTTACTGACCCCAACACAGCCTACCGCCCGTCGATAGATAGAATAGACTCGAACAAAGGCTACATTCCGGGTAATGTCTGGGTCGTAAGTAACAGAGCCAACCGCTTGAAGAGCGACGCTACTGCTGACGAGCTTATCAGGATCGGACTAGCGCTTAAAGGGCGGGAGCAAGATGGCGCGCACTGACGAGGCCAAGTGGAAGCGCACCGTTGCGGCGGTGAAAGCCGGAAGTAAAGGCGGTGACCCGGGAAAATGGTCGGCCCGCAAGGCACAACTTGCCACCCAGAACTACAAGAAGTCCGGCGGCGGATACAGCGGACCTAAAACCGAGGCACAGAAGTCGTTGTCGAAGTGGACCGACGAGGACTGGGGAACAAAGTCCGGGAAACCTTCTACGCAGGGACCCAAAGCTACAGGTGAGCGTTACCTGCCTAAAGCGGCGCGACAAGCTCTAACATCTGCCGAGTATAGTGCTACAAGCAAGGCGAAGCGCGAAGGAACCAAGGCTGGCAAACAGTTCGTGAAGCAGCCAGCGGCTATTGCGAAGAAAACGGCGAGACACCGATGACTACTTCTGGCACCAGCGCGTTTAATCTGAGTATCCTCGACATTATCGAGGAAGCGACCGAGCGTTGCGGGGCAGAAATCCGTAGCGGTTACGATCTTCGTACCGCGCGTCGTAGTCTTAACCTGATGTTCGCTGAGTGGGCGAACCGTGGTTACAATATGTGGACAGTAGAGCAGGACTCTATCCCGCTCACTCAAGGCACGATTTCTTATAACCTGCCCGTCGATACC